TACCTCGTCTAAAGTACTTACCCCGCTCTTAGTGTCGCTAGGGTCTACATTTTGTAATACATATACAACAAAAGGAAAGGCGGCCTCTTGGGCTGCTATCTGCGGGTAAACGCGAGTACCTACGATAGCGTTTACGTCGCTGTCGCTGGTAAGTATAGAGTAAATAGCTTTTCCTTCGTTCATTATCTACTGAGCTCGTATAAGCTCTTATTTATAATGTTTTGTACTTCTTTATATAAAAGCTGCTGCGTTACCGCTTTCGCTTTTTGGTGTCCTTTTAGCGCGTAGTCCACGTTACGCGTGTTTTTTGTAGGTGCCTTAGCGCGACCTCTTTTTAGTCCGTAGTTTACTATAGCTGCGTAATACCCGTCGAAGGTCTTACGTGCTTTACTACCAAAGCGAGCACCTACGTAACCTACGAGCGCTCCCTTCATTCTTGAAGGTACAAAACCTATAGACCTGCGAAGGTTACCCGGTTTATAATTAACTTCTTTTACCTTCTTCTTTGTTGTTATTTCGCCAGTATCGTTATAACCCTTACGCACCTTTTTACCTTCGTCGTTTCGGTTACTGTCTTTTATACTAGCTTTAACACTTTTTACTAAAGGCCTAGCAGCTCTTTTTATACCCGCCTTAAACTGTCTAGCTTTCTTACGGTCTATCTCTTTAAGCTTCTCTAGTTTCTTTAGCGCTTTTTCTAGGCCGTCTACTTCAAAGTAAATACCCTCTTTTTTAGCGTTTAAAAAGCCTCCGCTTTTAGTACCCGTTACAGCCATTAGTCCCTTAGTACAGTATCTATAATAAGGTAGCGCTCTCTACCCTCTAAGCTTACGCCTTCAATTTCGTAAGTCTTACCGCCCCAGCTTATTTTTACTGTGGCGTCTACGTCGCTGCGGTAGCGTACCGTAAAGCGTACCTTATTTAAGCTCGTTAGCTTCTCGGTATCTTCCCCTTCTTTAGGGGTTCCTCGGTAATCTACTTTAGCCCATACCTGCGCTAAGGTGCTGTACGTGCGTACAGCCTGGCCGAAGCCGTCCGTACTTACGCTCGCACTTTTTAAGGTAATCCTTCTATCTAGTTTACCCGGATCAATCAAAGCGGAAAACTCTATAAGGGTTAAGCAAGTACTCGGAAGCTGTAGGTAAGCGGTGTACGCTGTCTACTCTCTTCTCGTACATTTCGCCAATCATTAAAAGCATAGCCATTTTTATATTTGCCGGTACGTCCGAGGCTTGAGTATAGCCGCAGGTATAGCGAATTATAACAGCGTTTACCGTGTCCTTAGTACCTAGCCAGCCTTCGTTAGGCATAATGCGCGAGGGCTCGCTTACTAAATCCGTGCGGTAGTCGCTAGCTGTTACGGTCTGCTCGTTGCCGTTACCGTCTATATACTTAACGCTAGCTACCGCTTGCACTGGGCCGCGGCTTAAATAAATTATATTTCGGTCGCCGTGGAAAGGATCTACGCCCGTTTTATATACGGGGAAAAAATCGTAGAACTCCTCTATAACGGTCGTTAAAAGAAACCTCCCTAAATAGCTCTCGGCCATTTGTGTAGAAGCGTCTATAAGTACCCCTAGCAGGGTGTCCTCTGCGTTACTATCTACGCGCAAATAATCCTTAACCTCTTGTACGGTTAAAGCTTTTAAAGTTGCTGGGGTAATTATACTGTAGCTCATTACTTAGCCTTTCGGGTTGTTCTTTTAGTGCTCTTCTTGCTTACTGCTCTCTCTACTTTCTCTGCCTTCTTCTCCTCTACTACTTCGCAGAAACCAGCATTTAAATACTCAGCAGCAGCCGCAGAGGGCAGCTCTACTACTTGCCCGGAGGTGTAGTAGAAGTCTGCCCCTGCTATTGCCTGGTTAAATATAACCTTCATTAGCTGCCTAAGCTTACGCTTGGATTAAGTGCTTAATCGCTGAGCCTTGTAGTACGTTACCGTCAACACGGCGGTAGGCGATGTAGCCCGTCGAGAGGGCATCTGCGAACCGTTCTGAAAGACGTAGTAACTGTACGCCGCCTGCTTCGTGAACGTAGTACTGCTTAAGATCACCGAAAATAATAGTTTTCTTGCCGCTAGCAATACCGTCCATATCTTCGTTAATGTATACCGGCTTACCGAATAGCATATCCGGCTCTCCTACGGTCATTCCTGGCACATAGGCGGGAAAATCGTTTGAGCTCCCGAAACCTAGGACTCTGACAGCTTTGGCGGTTGCAGAATTCATCATAAACGAAGCGCCTGGAGCGTTTCTATAACTCGCATCCACCGAATAAAATAAGTCCATTACTTCGCTCACTGTTACAGCCGTGGCGCTAGCAGCAGTCTTACCTAAAGTAGATCCAGCTACGATACCCTGAGGCTGTGAAGAACCCGTACCAGTAGTTAGGTGCGCGTTAATACCACGCTTCAAACGGTTAGCTAATTGGCCACCTACGAAGCTGCCCAAATCAAAAGCGTTATCGCTAATTAATTGGTTAGATACTTTTACAATTTTAGAAGAGTAAGTAAACGGCTCAAACTTCACGTTAGTAAAGGTCATATCCGATACGCCCTCAGCTGTGCCCTCCCCTAAGATAGCAGCGACTACGGCCGTGTCATTATTGGCAGGTAAATTAAAGTGCTGACCGTTAGCCGTGCGGATAACTGTAGCTACTTGCTCGATGTCCGACTTAAATAACTCGGTAGCTGAAACAAAATCGCTCCAGTTTTCCGGTACAAGGAAGCCCCCGAGCCCGTCGTTTGTTGTGATTTGCGTGTTGCTTCCGCGTAGCTCTGCAAGTGCGCGAGCCTCTGCTGAGTTAATACCGTTCATACCCTTACGTAAGTAAGCGTTAAACGCGTCGCGAGCTTCTACTTTAGCAGCAGGTGCGTTGTCGCGTACCTCAGCTTTAGCAGCCATCTCTTTCTTCAATTCTTCCGAGCGCTCGATACGAGCAGCAGCAGAGCGTAGCTCGTCTACTTCGTTAGAAATTGCATCAAATTTTTCGTTTTCCTCGTTAGATAGGTTACGGTCTTCAGCTTTTGCAGCTGCTACCATTCCCTGCATTTGCTCTACTAGAGCGCCGCGCTTTTCGCGCATTTGTTTAGCATTCATCTTTAGCTAGTTTAATTAAAGCGTTGTGTAAATTATAATTTAATTCCTCGGTAGGGGTCTCTCTTGCTTCCTCCGCTTCGCCTTCGCCTTTCGGCTCTGCGCTGCGTAGTCCGCTCGAGGCTTGACTGTACGCCGGGTAAACTACCGGAGATACATCGAATAAAGAGCCTACCCTCTCTATATATCTTACTTGCTGGCCGTCTTCCATACGCCAGTTATCCTTCTCTACTGTAAAGCCAAAGCTAGACTGCGTTAAGTCTCCGCGTCTAAATAGCTCTAGCATATCGTTACCGTAAGAGGTGTTAGGCATCTCGAAACGGTAATAAAGTCCTTTGTCGTCTTCCTTAAGCTCTAAGGTTCCCGAAGTTGTGCGCGCTAGTAAATAGTTGCTATCGTGGTTATATAATGCTCTTACGTCGTTATCTAACACGTCCCTAAAAGCTCCGGGTAGTATAACCTCTCTAAAGCCTAGGTCTTCACTCATTGAATTAAAGACGCTAGCGTAGCCTTCTACGGTGCGGCTTTCTTCAGCTGCTTTTATTTCCCCGTCGTAAGCTCTCTGCTCTACTATTTCGTTAAGGCTGCGTACCTCTGCACCGTCTACCTTAGTTAAGGTGCTGAATAAGTGCGCTACTCTTAAAGGCGGTTTACGCTCCATAAAAGCGCCCTCTTCGCTATCGTAATCGTAAACGCTAATAAGGGCCGCTGGATCTTCTGCCGTGCCGTTTACCTTAAAGCCGCTGTCTGCTTCTATTTGGCCGTCCGTAGTAATCTCTTTTACTACGCCTTGGCTTCTACCGCCGGAGCTGTCCCAGCTCACGAAGTCCCCTACGCTTAAAGCTCCTGCTTCTGCGCGCTCGTCTTCTTTATCGTAGCCGGCCTCTTCTACTTCCTCAGCTTTGCCGTAGGTTATAATTATCTCGGTAGCTGTTTCTTCTACGCTTTTAATGTGGCGCAGGCTT